TTTTTAAGATGTCGCGAATTCTAGCTAGATATTTCCTAAATAGATATGTGGCCACGGATAAAGTGATCATTGTCTATAAGCGAGATGGTTTAATAGTTGGAAGGAAAACCATTGCTACGACTGGGTATGTTGTGGATCAACTAAAATCTGCTAATGGAGGTGCTTGATGGCGGACTTGCCTAAGGTTGCTCCTCAAGGTCTTCAAGCCTCTGTTACTGCTGGTTTGGGAACGTTCGCGACTGCAACTTGTATGAAATGGTTGCCGGCGGAAGATGCTCAGTATTGGGTCGGTGCAACCACGTTGATTGTTCCCGTGATTGGTTATTTCGTCGCTAAGTTTTTCTGCCGTATTGATGAGCCAGAGGGGCTTACACAATATAAGGCTAGGTTAAAGAAAGACTTGGCAAGTCAAAAAAAGATAATGAAAGATAAAAATATATCGGCAGAAGTTAAGGAGGGGATAAAAGAGAAGTACACGTCGACAATGTTAAGGCTGGCTTCCGCCAACCAAGATTATACTTCCCAAGGAGTTGTTGCCGATACGTGATTCCACAACGTGAACGCTTGGGTGCTGGTTATTATGTTTCTGGTTTGGATGTCCTAATAACGTTCTAGAGGGGTAGGAAGATGGCAGATGCCGAAGAAATATGGGCTGACGATCTTATGGACCGTCAGCCGAGTGCGAAATTCTTAACGTCGTATCTGCTTGCGAACCCTCATGTGAAGGTCTTGAATGTGAATTCCCCTTGGGGGGCTGGAAAGTCTTTTTTCTTGAATCGTTGGAAAAATGAACTGGATAGTGATTACGTCTGTGTTTTTTTTAATGCGTGGGAAACTGATTATACTGCTGAACCTCTTATTGCACTGATTACGTGTATTGAACAGCAAACCAAAGATAATTTGGATCTAACGCTACATAGTGCAGGCAGGGCCGCAGTCGACGCGACTGCTTCAATAGTGAAGAAGGCAGCTCCGTTAATTGCTAAAGGATTAGTGAAGAAATACATCGGGGTAGAGCTGAAAGAGTTACTGGGGGACGAGGGTGATCAAGAAGGAGCAGATTTTGCTAGCGATATTGTGAGTACGCTAATAGCAGATCAAGCAAAAACATTAAAACATGTGGACGAATTTAAGAAAGCCATATTGGAAAGGTTTTCTCAAGCTGCGGATAATAAAGGTCTCAGAAAGCCTGCATTTATTTTTATTGATGAATTAGACCGCTGTCGCCCGACATATGCAATAGAGCTGCTTGAGCGGATTAAACATTTTTTTGAGCTGGAAAACTGCCGTTTTGTTATTGCGTCCGACTCGCGCCAATTGGCTCACTCAATACGTGCGGTTTACGGGCAAGGATTTTCATCTGAACGATATCTGAATAGATTTTTTGATGCAGAGTTTAATCTGAATAACGCGGATATATATAGTTTGGTTCATCACAGTCTCCCTGAGATTGCCTCGGTCGCGTTAGAGTTGAATGTTACGGGTAAAAATATAGGATTCTTTTTTCCGGGTGATGCTGAGTATGTTTATCCAAGAAAAAATACTGCTATTAGTTTTATTCAGGGATATACTGAAAATGCAATAATCATAGTTGGATTGTGTAAGTACTTTAAGGTCGAGCTGCGAGAGTTGATGAACTACATTAAGCAGATTAAAAGCGCCTGCGATTCAATTGAAGGGGCAGTTCACTTTTTTTGGTTGGCATATCTAGTGTTTTTCAAAGCCACGAAGTCCGAACTTTATTCGGGGCTGTGGGTGACGGGGAAGTCGATGGAAGCAGTAAGTGCTTACGATGCGGCGGAGGCAGACCCAGTCACGTTTTCTTTCACAACGGAACTAGCATCGGTGAAAGAATTGGCGACTTATTATTTGGCACTGTTGGAGTCTGACCATCAAAGTCGTAACAACTTGGCGCAAAACATAAGCTCTTGGAGGAGCCCGGTTTTTTTCGCTTTGTCTAGGGAGAGTGACATCCTAAAATTACAAAACTACAAAGATATCGTTGAGTTGGCTCACAGATTGAGTTGATGTTAAGTGATGCAGATAATCATAGCCTTAAAACTCGATCTGCATCCGCTCCCATTCACGTTCGACCGCCCGTTTCGCCGTTTTCTCGTTGGCGTATAGCCACTGCAATCGTCGCGGTTGACTTTGATTCCCTGCTGTCACTGACTTTTGTTTACCCACCCCGTTGTCGCGATAGTACGCAATGATACCTGTGTAATCGCCCTTGTTCTCTTCTGCCAGACCCTCAACAGTATCTTCCGGCAGCTTGCTCTCCAGGTCCAAGCTGATGGTATAGCCGTTGTCCGCACTAAGCGTGTGCTGCACATTCCCCCCATACCAGATGATTTCATCTATTTCCGGCTTAACCCCTTCGAGCGTATAGGTTAGCTCCGGGATCAGATCCGGCCGGCCCATGGCCAAGGTATAACTGAGCGTCGCACTCCCACGTTGCAATCGGTTGAATTCCGCTCGGGCGGCGCGCAGAGCAGACTGTCGATCGCTATAGGTGTGCCGTAAATCCTTGAGATTTTCCCCGCCGCCGGCGATGGCTTCCTGTTTCTTGGCACTGTTCACATCGTAGAAGTAGGCACGCACACCGTCGTAGCTGTCGCGGTCTGCTTGCAGGTACCGGTGCTGGTCACCGTCAGCGCGGGTTAGGGTGATGTGGGGCAGCTCGGCGCCGCTGGCGGTCTTGCCCCCGCCGGCGGGCAGGCACAGCAGGCAGCCAGCCTTGACCGTGACCACAGCGTCGAATTCTTCACCGACGCGGCTGATCAGGTTTGCGTCGGATTCGTTCGCCTGGTCGAGTTGCAGAATGGGCAGCCCGTCAAGGGCGCCGGCGATGGTTGCGGTCAGGCCGTTGCCCAGGGCGATATCGCCCAGCACGTCGCCGAGCGTAGTGTTGCTCCAGCTGCGTTCGCGTTTGGTCTTCAGGCCTTTGCGCAGATCGGCCGAGCGGGCGCGGATACTCAGCACGTCGGGCGCGCCCGAATGTTCCGTTTCATCGACGGTGTAGGTGCCTTTGTCGACCAGCCCGGTATCACTCCACCCCAGCCACAACCGAATCACCGCGCCTTTGGGCGGGATAGCGAGCAGCCCGTCGTGGTCGCTGAGGGTAATGCTCAGTTGATCTGCCTCGATGCCGCGATTGTCGGTCAGGTCGAGGCTCATGAGGCGCGGGCTGATCAGTTGGGCAATGTCGTTGCCATCCACGGTGATACGAAACGCCGGCACTGGGTAAGCGGCCTCGCGCTTGTAGCGTTCGATGGTCTTATCCAGAAAACCGGTGACGCGGGACAGGGCGGCATCAATCACAGCAATTTCCTCATAATGCTGACGCCTGCGCTGGTACCGGCGCCGATCAGGTCGATACGGTCGTCATCGATGCGCTTGAGGCTGAGGGTGAATTCGATGCGGCGCGGCGTACCGTCGCGGAAGAAAATCGTCTTGGTTTCGCTCAGGCTTTCGATGATCCACAGTCCGTAGATGCGGCCACTGCCTTCGACCATTGGCCACGCCTTGCCGGTGTTCGCCATCAGGCGCAGGGCATCGAGGCTGAGGGCGCTGCCGGCGAGTTCCGGCAGGATGATGCCGGGCAGGGTGATGGAGTCATCACCACGGCCGACGAACTGGCGAGCGGGGGCTGCGCCGACGCGGTTGCTGCTGGCGTGGCGCCATTCGGTTTGGCGTTGCAGTTCCTGGTAGGCGGCTGTGGAGAGGCTGAACACGAACATGCCCAGGGCAAGCATCATGGCGGGTTACTCCAGGTCGGACAGTTTGCTGCGCTGGCGGGCGCTCTTTTCGCTGGAGACGCGGGCCAGCTCGGCGCGCACGGCACGGGCGATGGCGCGCTCGTCCATGCCGGGCGTGGTGTGGATGTTGATTTCGTAGGTGTCGTGGCTGTCGTAGGCAGCGGCCGGCGCCGGGCTGATGGGCGCGCGATTGTCTATCGACACCGAAGAGGATGCGGCGGTGCCGGTCGGCAACTGCGGCAGCCCGATGGCGCCGAGCGGGCCAGCCATGGCGCCAAGTGCGCGTTGCCCGGCAGACACGACTTGTTTGCCCATGTCAGTTATGGCTCCCAGCGGGCCGTCTTGGCCACCTTCCAGACCTTGGGTCAGACCGGCCATGGTAAAGCCGCCGAGCGCGGTGAACACGCGGGACGGGCTGTGGATGTCGAGCTTTTCCTTGAACATGTTGATCGCCGAATCAGCGACCGAACTGACAGCGTTCTTGATCTGCCCCAATCCCGCCAGCAACCCGTTGACCAGGCCGTTGACGATCATGTTGCCGAACTCGGTAAAGCGACTTGGCAGATCCACACCGAGGTAACTCAGCACCCCGGCGAAGGCCTGGTAGATCAGGCCGATGGGACTGAAGTTTGCGAGCGTGTTGAGGATGCCGCCGATGCCACCACTAAAACCGGCTTTGATCTCGGCCCACGCGTTGCTGAAGTACAGCTTCACCGCGTCCCAGTTGCTGTAGATCAGGTAAGCCGCACCGGCGAGCACTGCAACGACGGCACCGATGGCCAGCGCCACCGGATTGGTGGCGAGGCCCCACAGGGCAATGCTGACAGTTCGGAGGGCGGTTACCAGTGCGCCGCTGAGTGTGCTGGCCAGCGTGCGAAGGCCTTGGCCCAGCATCGGCAGTGCATTGCGGGCCAAACCGGTGATGGTGGGCAGCAGCTTCTGCATGATTCGTAGCGTGCCGCCACCTTGCATGCCAAACATTGCCATGCCATAGCGAATCACAGCGAACGGGCCGAGCAAGCTGGCCATGCCAATTGCCAGACCACCGAACACGAACGAGAGGCCGGCCACCAGGGCTACGACTTTTACCAGTCCGCCAGCGAGTTTCGGATTCTCCCGTGCCCAGGCGCCGACCTTGTTTGCAACTTCGCCCAAGGTGTTGATCAGTTCCTTGAGTTCGGGCGCGACGGCGGCGCCGAACTCCGCCATGGCGTTGGTAAAGCTGCCCTCGGCTGCTTCCATGACATTTGTCAGGGTACCGAGTTGCTCGTTGACCCGAGTACGCAGGTCGGCCTGGCTCTGGAGCTTCTGTTGAACCTCGTGATAACCGGCCAGCCCTTTGTTCATCATGGTGTTGAGGGTGGTCAGTGTCTCGGCGTCATCACCGAACAGCTTTTTGATGATGGCGCCACGGTCTTCATCGTTGAACGCTTTGAGTTTTTCAACCTGAGCGTAGAGATTTTCAAGGCCAGCGAAATTGCCTTTGTCGTCCGTGAATTTGAACGACACGTCCTTGCCGGTTGCCTTGGCGATGTTGTTGGCTTTACCGACGTTATCTTTGTCCAAGCCCGCTTGGAAGATCTTGCGGAACGCGTTACCGGCCGAACCACCTTCCATACCGGCTTGATCCATCATGATCAGCAATGGTGCCAGCTCATTGGCAGCCTCAATCCCTGATTTCTTGATGGTATCCATCACCGGGGCGATCTTGCTGAAGCCCTGCAGCATGTTGGTCGAGTCGACGCCTGAGTAGAAACCACGCTGTATAGTGTCCATCAGCGCCATCATGTCCTTCTCAGTCGTCCGGGTGGCGTCCTGCATCTTCGCCGCGAACTCGGCGGCCTCAGTCACCGGCATCTTCAACTGCACGCCCAGGTATGCCGCCGCTTCGCCGGTACCTCCAAGGATGCTCTGTGCGCTGAGGCCTTGGCGCCGCAGCATCGTCATCATTTCCTGAAAGTCAGCGGTAGTGCCTGGCAGGCGGTCGCCAAGCTTTGTCGCGAGATCGGTGATCTTTTGAAAGTCCTCAGCGACCTTGCCGGTGTCGTCCATCATCGACACCTTCAGCTGAGTTGCCGAATCCTCGTTCGGCGCGAATGCATCCACGGCTTGTTTCAGCGGACGGCTGATCGCATAGCCGGCCCCTAATCCGGCAGCGCCATTGACTGCCATGTCGCTGGCCAAGCTTTGGGTTTTCTCCAGCTTGTTGCGCTCGATCGCCATGCGCTTCTGCTGCGCATTCAAGGCTACCAGGCGTTTGCCCTGCTCACTGATCGTCGCGTTGGTGGCGCCGATCTGCTCGCGCAGCTGACGTTCGTGCGTGCCGAGGTCTTTGGTGCTGATCCCGGCGCCGTACAGTTTCGAGCGTAGCGCCTGCAACTGTTCCGATTGCTGCTGGTGTTGTTCCTTAAGCCGCTGAGCCTCGCGCACGGCGGTGCGGAAGTCCTTGGCCAATGCCTTGGTCGGAACGCCCGTCGCGGCAAACTGCTGACTGAGCGCGCGCACTTTATCGCGGGCCGAGGTGAGGGCGGTTTCAGTCTGTTCAGCGGCGGCGCGCTGGGTGCGCCAGGCGCTGACGTCTTTCTGCTGAGCGTTGAGTTCCTTGAGTCGGTCGCGCGCGTCCTTGAGTGCGCGGGCAGCGCCGATGCTGCCCTTGTCGATGGCCTTCAGGGGACCGCTCGCTCGGTCAATCGTGTTGAGCAGTACCTGAAGCTTTAGATCATTCGCCATCGGTGGAACTCCGCACCCTGGCGCGTTCGCGCCAGTCCATCAGTTCTTGCAGGCCCAACTGGTCCATATCAGCCGGCGCCCAGTGAAAAACCACGGCCAGATCGGCCATGGCGTCCTCTACGCAACGAGGGAGGCGTCCGTCCTCACCGACTTCTGCAACAAAAAATGCGCAACCTTGTTGCCGCAGGCGAGCAGGTCGGCCGGGTCCATGCCGGCGGCTTCGGTGGCGGTGATGCTCGGTGAGGTAATGCGTGGCAACACCTTGAGCAGGGCGGCGACGTCGAGATTCAGCAGGTCCATCAGGTGCACGCCGCGCAGTTCGCCGGAACACGGCTTGCGCAGGGTGAGGCTATCGATCTGACTCTTGCCGCGCTGGATCGCGGTATCGAGGATGACAGTGTTGTCATCGACTGCCGGCAGAACTTCGGTATTGGTTTCTTCGGTGTTCATGTGCTGCTCCAGGTAATGGATTTAGGGAGTGGTTCAAAGGCCGATGGCGGAGCGCTGTTTCTCCAGCATGTCCACGCCGTTGACCTTCTCGATGAAGTTGAGCAAGTCGATCTCGATGATTTCCTCGTTATCGACGATCAGCTTGTAGTAGGTGCAGGTGGTGGTGATGCTGTGTTCGGTGTCTTCGCCGGGCTGCGCGTCGCCCATCTCGATGGTTTCGTGGCGACCACGCAGCACAACTTCCACAGCACTGACTTCGCCGGTGTCGTCCTGCTGGAACGAGCCGGCGAAGCGCAGGGCGACGCCCGACGCATTGACCGCGCCGAACTGTTTGAGGGAAATCAGATCCAGCCCGCCGGTCTTCCATTCGAACTGAATGCCGTCGTCTGAAAAGCCGAGGTCAGCCTTGACCGGGCCATTCATGCCGCCGCCCCGATAGGCTTCCATTTTGCGGCCGAGCGGGGGCAGGGTGACCGACTTGACCACGCCCACGTAGTTGTTGGCGTCGTTGAAGAGGTTCAGGTTTTTGAGCTTGCGTGGCATGGCCATGGCGATGTTCTCCGGTACTCAGGCACGGGTTTACTCCCTCGGGGAGTCCCGGCTCAGCTGTTTACTTTGGCGGCGAAGTTGATGAGATAGCGGTCAGTGATGCGCTGGCGCAGCGTGAGATCTTCCAGCGGTGGTACAGGCGTGTAGTCGTAGTCGATGTACAACTTGCCGGCCTTGAGGGTGTCTTTATCGTTGACGTCTTCCGGGTACCAGCAACTGCCGCCGAGCAGGTAGCCGTTGGCTGTCAGCTCGCGGAACTTTGCGTTGTTGCTCTCGATGATGTCGCGCACCAGGGAGGGGTTCATGGGCTTGTCGATGGCCCACATCTGCGCCTCGGCCATGGTGTCGGCGAGGATCTGCGCGGTGCGAGTGTAGTTCTCGAAAGCAAACAGCGGATCGTCGCTGCAAGTACGACTGCCCCAAAAACGGAAACCGCTTTCGTTGATCAGGGTGGTGACCTCGTTGCCGTTGAGGTAATTGGCATCGGTGGCCGGGTTTTGCAGATCCCAGACCACGTCGGCGCTGATGCCGGTGACACCGTTCACTGCTACGTTGGACAGGGTTTTGTGCCAGCCCACTTCCTGATCGATCTTGGCGCGTAACCCGAGGGCACGGGCGACGGCCGAGGCCTTTACTGT